AGATTACCAGTCCGCTGGTCACTATGAGCGGGAATCTGAATGTGACCGGCAACATCGTGGCGCAAGGCGATATCAGCGACCACGGCACTAAGAGCATGTCCAACATGCGTACCACTTACAACGGCCATACCCACACTGATCCGCAAGGCGGTAGCGTGGCCGCAACCACCTCGGCGATGTAAATAATGAGCTTCGATACCCAATCACTGACCGTCGTCGTAGACGGGCAGACGGTCAACCTCGGCCTGGCTTCGGACAATCCGTTGCTGCGCGCTGTTGTCGTCAGCCTGTTTACATGGCGTCGCGCCAATCCGGATGACAGCTTGCCCGGGAATGAACACATGGGCTGGTGGGGTGATAGTTACCCGGTTGTAGAAAACGATCGCATCGGTTCGCGGCTGTGGCTGCTATCCCGCGCCAAACTGCTGCCGGATACCGTCGCACATGCGAAGGAATATGCCGAAGAAGCGCTCAAGTGGCTGGTGGAAGATGGTGTCGCCACCCGTGTGGTGATCGTTGCTGAACGGCAGGGCGTGGATCGACTGGCGTTGAATGCGCAAATTTATAGAACGGACGGGCGCGCGCCGCTCGATCTGCGTTTTGCCAATATATGGGAGTTCCTGAATGTTTAGCCGCCCCTTACTTGCCGATCTGGTTAGCCGAATCCGTGCCGACATTGCTTCGCGCCTCGCTGTCGATGATCCGTTGCGTCGTGCCGATCTGGAAGTTCATGCGCGTGTACATGCCGGTTCCACTCATGCGCTGTATGGATATCTTGATTGGATGTCCAGGCAGTTGCTGCCGGATACCGCTGAAGCGGAATATCTCGATCGTCACGCCTCAATCTGGCTTACTGCACCGCGCTATCCGGCGGTATCAGCTACCGGGCAGGCAACCTTCACGCTACAAAGTGGCTCGGTTATTCCGTCTGGCACCGGGCTGCGCGCCTTTGATGGTACTGAGTATTCAACCACGGCGGATGCCACTGTATCAGGCTTGACGGCGACCGCACCTATTGTGGCCACCCTCACCGGGATTTCGGGCAATCGCAACGCCGGACAGACCCTGACGCTAATCTCTCCGATTACCGGTGTTGTAACCTCTGCGCTTGGCGGCTTGCTGTCTGGCGGGGCGAATGTCGAAAGCGATGATGCGCTGCGTGCGCGGGTATTGGCGCGCATCCAGAATCCGCCACAGGGCGGCGCTGCATTTGATTATATTTCCTGGGCCAAGGCTGTCGCAGGCGTTACGCGTGCCTGGGTTTACCCTGGTGAATTAGGTGCCGGCACGGTCACGCTGCGTTTCATGCGTGACAACGATACGGTTCCGATTCCAAATTCTGGTGCGGTCGCCACTGTGCAAGCCTATATCAATACACTGCGACCGGTTACCGCCGCAGTTACTGTCGTTGCTCCGATCGCGGCGCCGTTGAATTTCAGCATAGCGCTTACACCAAACACCACGACTACGCAGGCCGCTGTACAGGCAGCGCTGTCTGATCTGATCTTCCGCGAAGCGATTCCCGGCGGCACGTTGCTGCTTTCGCATATCAATGAAGCGATTTCGCTGGCAACGGGTGAAACGGATCATGTACTGAGTGTGCCGTCAGCCAATGTGGTTAACACCACCGGCAATATTTCGACGATGGGAACCATCACATGGCTGTAACGACGCCTGATGAATACATGTTCGCATTGCAGGGATTGTTGCCGCACGGTCCGGCATGGTCACGTGATGCTGATGCGCCGCTCACGCGCATTCTGTCAGGGCTGTCTGCCGAACTTTCGCGCCTGGATGATAGAGCCGATCGACTGATCGAAGAATCCGATCCGCGCTCAACGTTCGAAATGTTGCCGGACTGGGAGCGCATAGCCGGGCTGCCTGATGCCTGCGCGTTGTTGACTGGTGTCAGCCTGAATGTTGCGCAGCGTCAGGTAGCACTTGCGGCCAAGCTCACTTCACAGGGCGGTTCGTCTATCGCTTACTTTATTGCACTCGCTGCCCGGCTTGGCTTCACTGTCACTATTACTGAGTTTCGCGAATGGTCATTTGATAGTGACGACGATACGGCGCTGAGCGGATCGGATTGGGCTTATGCCTGGCAGGTTAATGCACCGCTGAATTCCCTGAGTGATTGGACGTTTGATAGTGACGACGACACGCCATTCGCCTGGTGGGGCAATCAGTTATTGGAATGCGCATTGAGTCGTTACAAACCAGCACATACAACAGTAATTTTTTCTTACACATAAGGAGCATGATTTATGGATAACCAAGCGCTCGAATCAGGCGCATCTGCCACGCCACCAACCGCCCCAGCGTCGCCATCGATGGGATACCCGACAAAAGGGAATCCCGGCACCGGCACGCCCGCAAGTAAAGGCGGGGTATTTTGGCATTACCAGATTGGCGAAGAGCTGCGCGCCGTTATTGTGGCCGCAGGACTGACCCCGAGTACATCTGTCCTGACCCAGCTGCGCGACGCACTACGCTCAGCCGGTCTGTTTCAGACTCCCGCGCAATTCGACAGCTCGACCAAGGCGGCCACGACGGCGTTTGTTCAAGGCGTCGGGTTACATTCCAACGGCGTTAACGGAACGGCCGCGAATTATGTAATGACAGCCGCAGATATTGGTCGTTTTTATTATTCAGTAGGCATAAATGCCAACATCACTTTACCCCCAATCTTATCTGTTCCATCCGGATCAATTGTAAATATTTTAAATATTAATGGCTCTCCCTGTGTGATATCTGGGAACGCCAATATCTACGCAGTAGGAGCAGTTGCCACATCCATCACCATCGGCCAATGGGAGAATTTAACGCTGGTAAGTAATGGTGCCACTTGGTTTCAAATGGCCGGCAGCAGTGGGCTAGGTGTTGGGCAAAGTTGGCTGAATGTGCTTGCAGGTAGAGTCTTAGGTACTACCTACACCAACGCTTCTGGCAAACCAATCACCGTAAATGTTTCCGTAACAATGGTAAATCCAAATACTCTAATCACCGTCAGTATCGGTGGAAGTGGACTTACGGTTAGTACTGGCTCCGTTGCAGGTTATGTTACAGGTGGTAATTTTATTGTGCCGCCTGGAGTGACTTATGTAGTAACGGCAGTAGGGACGTTGACTAGTTGGCTCGAACTTCGTTAAAAGGAAAAAAAATGCCCCATTATAAAGACAGCAACAGCCAAATTTACTGGTATGACTCAGAAGATGAACATGCTAATTTTGCGCCCGAAGGGCTTGTACCAATTACAGAGTCGGAAGCGGATGAAATTCGCAAGGCGGCGATTTTGCCGCCGTCAGCCGACGAATTACGCGCCCAACGTGACAGTCTCATTGCCGCAGTTGCGTGGCGTTATGAACGTCATGCCCGTGAATTACGGTTAAGCTTAAAGCCGACCGATGATCTGACTGCGCTGGATACCTATATGCAGTCGCTGGCTGACCTGACGAAACAAGCGGGCTTTCCTGAATCAATCACATGGCCGGTCTCTCCATGATAGCCGCCGTTATCAAGTGGGCTTTCCTCGCCGTCTCCGGGATTGTCATCACGATTATTGCAGTCATTCTCGCACCTGTGCTGGCACTGTTCAGGCAGGCCGACGACCGTCTGCCAGCGTGGCTGTCGTGGTTTCAGCAACCTGATACGCCGTGCTGCGGCGATGCGGCATTCCATGCGAATCAGATGGCGTGGACGCAGCGCAAATATCTGTGGACTGTGTTCTGGCTGTGGCGAAATCCGGCGTATGGGTTTGATGCCGCCGTGCTGGGCGTAACGATTCAGGATGGGTTTGTCTATCGATCGTGGGGCGATGAGCTTGTCGGCAACTCACCGCTGCATAACGGGTGGGTATTCCGGCTTGTCGAATCTGCCGGGGCAACATATTGGCAGTTCTACTTTGTCCACGGCTGGACTGATGTTAAGTGCCTGCGCCTGAATCTTGGCTGGAAATTGTGGGGCGACCTGCAACCAAGACAAACCCGATCTTTAGTATGCAGCCCGAATCCGTGGATTGCCTGTTCAATTTAAACGAAAGATTCCTACATGAATATCGAAGTTGTCGGCTGGCTGGTATCCGGCCTGCTTACTGTGTTGTGTTACCTGTTAAAACAAAAGGATGACAAGCAACAGAAAGCGCTTGATGCATTGGAGGCCAAGCATTTGGCTGATACGAATCTCTTGTTCAGAAAGCATGATGACGATGCGGCAGCTCTTCAGGAGCTGAGGGTGCAGATTGCTGAAGGACATTATAAGAAAGGTGAACTCGATACCCGCTTTGACAAACTTGAAGGGACTATCAAGATTTCATTCGATAGTCTGGGTTCAAAGTTTGACAGATTGTCAGAGGTGTTGATGGGGCATGTAACTGCTGAAGCAATTGCAAATCATGGGCGACGAGCATCTGACAAAATCTAATTCAACTAACAACCGCTTCGGCGGTTTTTTAATTTTAGGGGAAATAATGAACAGGACAAACAAATGACCCCCGCGCAATTGGCGAAGGCGGCGGGGTGTAGCGTTGCGATGTCGGTAAAGTGGGTTTTGCCGCTGTCGAAAGGTATGGATAAATTCAATATCAACACGCCAGCACGACAGGCGGCATTTATTGCGCAGGTCTCGCACGAATCTGGACGGCTGGAAAAGGTTGAAGAATGTTTGAGTTATTCGGCTGAAGCACTGTTGGCGACATTCCCGCGACACTTTACCCCAGCAACAGCCCAGCAATACGCCCGCAAACCACAAGCCATAGCAAATCGTGTTTACGCTTCGCGAATGGGTAACGGGGCTGAAATCAAGGGTGATGGTTGGAAATATCGCGGTCGCGGCTTGATCCAGATCACGGGGCTAGATAACTACAAGGCGTGCGGCGTCGCAACTGGGCTATCTTTGGTCGCCAATCCTGATTTATTGCTTGGAGTGAATGAAGCTGCTGTATCCGCTGCGTGGTTCTGGTCGTCTAACGGCTGCAATGAATTGGCGGATCGTGATGACTTCGCCGGGATCACCAAGCGCATTAATGGCGGTTTGAACGGGCAGGCTGACAGACTGGCATTGTTCGCGCAGGCCGAAACTGCTTTTGCATAATTGGAGGTAAGTATGGAATTGTTGAAAAACATATTCACGGCACGTGACAACGCAACATTCAGCCTATCAAAACTAATAGGTACGTTCGGGACGTTTGCCATGGTCTATAACTTCGTGAAAATCGGGTCCGTGGATTTTCAGGGGTTTGGTATCGGCATCAGTACGCTGGTTGCTGCCCTGGCTGCGAAGTATTACGTCGAAGACAAAAAGGAGTAACCATGCCAATTCAAGCAAAGTTGATTCTGTGGCTGCTGTCGGTTGCTGTTGTGCTGGGCGTGCTGTTCGGTGCATATCACTACGGCAGGCATGTGCAGGGTTTGGAAGACGACGAGCTACGCAACGCGGCAGTGATCGAACAGCAAACAAAAAATCAGGCCGCTCTACTGGCCTATACCGAAACTATCAAATCCGCAGGAGAACAGCATGACAAAAATCAAACTATTATTTCTGGCCTGCATGATGAGCTTGGCCGGGTGCGCGTCCACATCCCAACCTGTGCCGTGTCCAATCCTGCCGAAGCCAGCACCGATAGAGGTGGAGGTGCCGGGATACTTTCAAACGCAGTGGATGCAGAGTTTGGAAAGCTTCAAGAAAGCGTTAGCCGACTTGTCGAACGGTGCGACGCACTGAACATCGATTCAATCAGAATGAATGCGTCTGTCCAGTAGCGTCTGGAATACTGCCGAACAGCTTTGGAATGCATGGATATTTTTGTAAGATGCAAAAAACACCCATTGTATTTATTGGCTTTGTTGGTGCAGTATCTTACAAATAATCATTGATAACTGATTGATTATAATAGTTTTAAACTCTGATTGTGATTCCTGTTGTCGTGGGTTCGAGCCCCATCAGCCACCCCAAATAAAAGCCGCTAATTCAATGAGTTAGCGGCTTTTTACTTGTCTGCTTAATTTTAAGTAACTTTACTGTGTGGGATTTTGTGAGGGATGCTGTGGGGGAATTGTGGGGGTGAGTGCTGTATTTTCTGCGTATCCCGCAACATATCCTGGCGCAAGGTGAGCATAGCGCAGAACCATCGTCATATCTGCCCATCCGCCAAGTTGGCGAAGCACGTCAAGTGGCGTGCCGCCCATAACATGCCAGCTCGCCCAGGTATGGCGTAAGTCATGGAAGG